GCTCTTCCGATCTTGTTTCCGTGGACCGACCTTTTCTCGAAGTTGAGAGCGAAACAGAGATGCACTTGGAAGATATATTCGATTTTACAAACAGTGATCGTTGATGTCATGAGCTTGAGCGAGACTGAGAATGTTGCGGTGGGACTGGCTGCTTTGAGACGGGAGCGGCTCAAGGCCTGGCGCCAACTTCCAAAAGTCAAGGCTGCCCAGAAGGCCTACCACCAACTTCCAAAAGTCAAGGCTCGCAGGAAGGCCTACCTGCAACGTCCCGAAGTCAAGGCTGCCCAGAAGGCCTACTACCAACTTCCTAAAGTCAAGGCTCGCAGGAAGGCCTACCTGCAACGTCCCGAGATTAAGACATACATTAAGGCCTACCACCAACTTCCAAAAGTCAAGGCTCGCACACAAGGTTCCGAAAGAAGGTTTGCCAGGAAGGTCTACGTCAAGGCTTGCGTCGGAAAGATTGCTGACACTTACTGTCGGTCAAGCCTAAGAAAAAAAGGACTTGCGATCACGCCCGAAAACATCGAATGGCAACGCGCATTCATTATCAAGTTAAGAACAAACCACATAACCCAACTGCTCAAAGCAGTAGAAATCATCAAGCAACATGGCTAACATCATAAAGAAATCCCAGATAGACCGATTCATCAAAGCCCTTAACTCAGCCAAGGGCGCATTGGAGAAGGCGGGCAAGATACTCGTGGAGATGCTCGACGAGAACCCCAACGCCTTCCGCGACATTCTGCGAGAGCACCCAGAGTTGACTCCCGGAGGACTGAACGATCTTGAGCTTATAGGGCGCGGTCAGTTGCTACCGGAGGCAGCATTGGACACGTCGGCAGCAGGGAGACGCCTCCGAAAGCTGCCCATCTCGCAACAGAGGATTGCCTACACTGGGACCATTGACGTCGTGACACAGATAGGAGACAAGGTCATGACGGAGCGAAAGGCTGTTGCGGAGTTGACCACAAATGAAGCAGCACGCGCCATATCCAACACAAGAATAGTGCCACCAAAGCAGCAGGAAGAGGCTCTGGCGTCCAGGCGAAAAGCGAAGGAAGAGGTCCACTTGCCGTACAAGGTCGAAGGATTCAAGGTGCATTTTCGTAAGGGCACAGTGATGGTGCGCGAGGAACTAGAGGCGATCCTGAAGCTTCTGCCTGAGACCAACGGGAAGGGACTGGAGAAAGAGATGAAGCGCAGGCAGGTTGCGAATGCATGAGATGCCCTCGGCAACCGATTGAAACCATGAGCCTAAAAAACACCACCATCCTAATACTATGCTGCTTCGTGTGCGTCGTGATATGCGAGTGCGTGGTTAGCTACAGGCTTCGCGCCATCGAAAAAGCATTCACCGATCTCAGCAGGGAGTTGTCATCCCATCGATACGGGGGCCACGTCATGTTCTACAATTCCGATGGCAAAGAGAAATCAAAGATCATGATCTACGTTCCTCCCGCTTGGACGAACTGGCTGGCAACCATTACGACGAACCAGCTAACAACCGAAAGCAACAAACCATGAATGAGGCTGTTCCAAAGCTTACAAAAAAGGGCAAGAGACTTCTCCGTGTTCTAGTGCAGAGCGGGGTGTTGAAGAGTACGACCGATGACAGCGAGATAATTAAGTTCGGAGTGCGCCTCGGCCTTGGTGATCAGCTCGTCAGGCACCAGCGAGAAAACATACCTGCCACCTGGGGCGTATTCGATGAAGCCACAATGGATTATGTTTTCATTAGGTATTTCGCCTCGGACTGTGACAGCGGATTTGTCTCGGTTAGAATGCCGAAAAGTAAGATCGGGATTCAGGAGATGGCCGTGTTGGCGGCTGTGCTGAGTTTGGATGTGAGTCAGCTGCGCGTAATATCCCTACAAGGGAATCAAAACTAAGGAACAAACCATGAATGAGACGAACGAAACAGAGACGACCAAACCTGCGACTATGCCGGATCCGGAGCCGGTCACTGACAAACATTCCGAAAACTACCGGGGCGGCTCGATAGCAACGGTTAACCCACGGGTGCCAACACACGACGATGTAGAAAAGCAGCTGAACGCGGCAGAGCTACCAAGCCCGACTATCAAAAGCATCCTGTCGGTTACCGAGGCTGACAAGGATGACTGGGGCGCACTGGTGGACTACGAAAGGAGTGGAGCTGCTCGCGTGCTGGAACGAGTCAAACAGTTGGACCGCGAGAATCAAGTGTTTGAAGTTCTGCGACTGTTCCGCGAACACCGTGAACTCGTCGTGGCACTGATCAAGGCAGGTAAGTGTCCGGTGCTGAAGGAGACCAAAGACCATGCCTGAAGAAAAAACACCACCAACCACACCTCAGCTAGATCTGGACGCGATGCGAGCCATGCAGGGACACGAAGCGACCAGCGTGGTGAAGCGCGGCCTGTGGATAGCCTTCTGGATACTCGCCGCCTTTGCGGGAGGGTTCTTCATGCCTGGTTGCCACACTTCCAACTCACCGGACTCACCGGACTCACCACCTTTCCCAGGCGTCATGTATCAGCCGGTGACACCTGACGAGCGGGCGTCGGTTTCGAACATGGTTGTAACCATCCTGTCGGCGGTGACGGTTCTGCCTGATGGCTGGGATGCCGGCGACGAGGTGGTTCGGCAGCGGACGGCTTACGACATCGCAGCGAAGACGTTGTGTCCACCACGGGTGTATACGCGCGCGTGGGTGTTGAAGGAGGGTGAGCAATGAACGAGATCGACCAACTGCGGGCAACTATGGCCGCGACTATTGCTGCGCCTTTAATGGTGGCGGCATCAGAGGTGGCGGCATCAGAGGTGGATAAACATGAGGAAGTCATGGTGAGAATGGTAGCGAAGGCAGCCGTTGAGGTAGCGGATCTGATTATCGAAAACGTTCAAAGCACTGACTTGAGGATCCCCCGGCAGCCACCGGAACTATCTAAGCCATGATCGAAGCCTGCTCAAAAACATGGTGGTGCCGAGTGTGTTCTGTGGAACAGCATACGGCTGAAGTTCGAAGTGACAGAACGTGCGACTCGTGCCGGAGATCGACCAAGCTATGCGAAAACGAGATCCTGCAAGCGGCCGTTGTTAAGATGGAAAGAGCTTGGGTAAACCTGAGGGGACATCTGCTCCTAGACACGACAATGGACGCCGAGTCCGAGCAGGTAAGCGAACTAGGCAATGCGCTTAATGAAGCGATGACTGCTGTAATCACGGTGAAGAGGTTTGTTGCAGATGCGAAAAATACGAACCATCAAGCCAGCGAAAGCCCAGCTGAGTGAAACGCTGTTCTTCAACTATGGGATCGAGAAGCCAGACAGTTCAATGCCTATGAAGGTAGGGCTAGAGAATGGGCGCACGGTTCCTGGGTTGATCATTCAGATAGGTCCGATAGAGCGCTGCGAAGTTACGGGACAACCAGGCCGGCAGGTGAGAGTGGTCTACAGATTGCATTGAACTATGAAAACTGAAGCAATACCGAAGCCAAGCATCTACTGCTCGCGTACCGAGGTTTGGCCCATAGCAAAGCTCAAACCGAACCCGCGCAACCCGAACAGGCACCCGCCCGAACAGATTCGCCTGTTGGCAAAGATCATCTGCGCTCAAGGCTGGCGTTCTCCCGTGGTGGTGTCCAAGCTTTCCGGACTTATCGTGAAGGGCCACGGAAGGCTGGAAGCCGCAAAGCTGGCTGGTTTAACGGAAGTCCCTGTCGACTTGCAGGACTACGCTGATGAGGCTACGGAATGGGCCGACCTGGTCGCCGACAACCGGCTTACCGAGCTGGCTGAGATCGACAACGACGCGCTGAAGGATCTGCTGATCGAGCTGGACACTGGCGATATCGACATGGAGATGACTGGGTTTACTCAAAGAGACATGGAGTTCCTGATGACGCAGGAGCACCAGGAGGGAGAGCCGGAACAGTCGGAAAGCAAGGCAACTCATAAGTGCCCTAAGTGCAAATACGAATTCTAGGAATGTTCCACATGGAACAATGCTCATGAAAAATAAAAACGAGTTCGTTGAAGGCTACCATGAAGCGATTGAGAACGTTGAACGTTACTTGAAGGACAACGGGGACAAGGATGCTTGGGCGCGTCTATTCGTGCGGTTGACAACGAACAAAATAAACCGAGCCCCTTTGAGCAAGGAAAAGAAACCCCATGAAGCCCGATGAAGTAACAACTAAGCTGCTGGAGTCCGCTAAGAACCTCGAGAAAAAGAACATCCAGAATATCCTCAAGCGAGCGGCAAGCGGCAAGCCTCTTACCATTGCTCAGCAGAAGACGGTTGACCAATTCCGCGACAAAGCAAACGACAGGCCTGCAACTGACGATCCCAAGTATGGCTCTCTCCCGCAGTGGGGTAAAAACAAGGTGGAGGCCGCCCAGCTTCTGGATGTCCCGAACAGGAACGCCTTCTCTACCTGGAGACGGATATACGACGACGCTCCTAGAAACAGGTCCAACCACCAGGAGAACCTTTGGGAATGGTTCGACTTCCTGGAGAAGCATCCTGACATCAGGGAGAATTTTAAGGCAGCGAGCACAGAGGAAAAGTCGAAATCAGACGCCAGGTTGTCGACTGCGCGAGCCAACTACATGGAGCACAGGGTCAGGGTAGCTACGAACAAGGTGCTGAACGCTGATGACATGCTTAGGGCCTACGCTCACTCTATCCTCGAAGTGAAAGCTAAGCTGGGAAATGTTGGCAACGCCCTCGCATTGAAACTCTCCATGACCGCGAGTCAGAGCGACTGCAAGGACATGGTAGACGAAGCGATCAGGGACGCGATGAACGAATTCACTAACGGAGAGTTTACGGGCTTTGCTTGTCCGAATTGTAAAGAGGAGATTGCGGCGTAAGTCTTGACACCGCCCGCAGGATCCGATTGAATCGAGGCCAGTCGAGGGACGCACAAACCCCGAGTTGGGTTGGTGGCTGTCTGTCGGGACGGGTGACTCACTTTTTCGAGGCGATCACCCGTCCCGGTGTCTTTACGGGCTCTCCTGCTCCCTGATCAGGACCAAAGCACGACGGCCCAGCTGGAGCTAACGCACAAGCAAGAGCGCGTTTGGCTCCAGCTTAATCACCGCGCACGCCTTGAGCGCGGCAAGGAGGCTCGTTGTTGACTCGGTCATAAAGCTCCCCAGATCCCACGGGGAGCTTCCTTTCATGTTGCGCGATTGGCAAAACGGTGATCACACTCCCAAGTGACGAACGGATTTCGTAAGACACTCGAGGCCTGCAAGCGAGCGTGGCGTTGCGCTAAGCCCATGCTGGCCTGGAAGTGGGGTGAGGAACACGTTACCCTTGACCATACCTCGCCGATGCCGGGGCGCTATAGGACGAACCTGACGCCAATGGTGCGCTACGTTCTAACCGCTTGCCAGAACAACATCCTTCGCAAGGTGGTCATCCTGTGCTCCGCGCAATCCGCCAAGACGCAGACCATCATGGTCTTCTTAGCCTGGCTGGTGAAGAACGATCCCGGCCCATGCTTCTGGTTGATGGCGGCCCATGACGACGCCAAGGAATTCGCTCAAACCCGACTGCTTCCGATGCTTGAATCGATCCCAGAACTTGAAGACGTAATGCCCACGGGGAGGGGCAGCAAGAATAAGGTGCTTGTCCAGTTTGCGACAATGAACCTGATGTTCAGGGGGTCCAACTCAAAGTCAAAGCTTCAATCGACCCCGGTGCGGTACCTGATCCTTGACGAAGTGAGAAACTATACGAAGGGAGCCCTAGAACTGGTCTTGAAGAGGATCGTAGCTTGGTGGAACTCTTGTCAGATCTGGATATCAACCGCTGGCGACGCGCATGATGAGATGGATATTGCTTATGGCGAAGGGACGCAAACCCATTTCTATTTCAACTGCCTCAAGTGCGGACATCCTCAACCACTGAGGTTCGGAAGGGTTGCGAATCCAGTATTCCCGAACGAGAGAAAGAAAGGCGGCCTTCGCTGGGATGAAAACGAGAAGACCCGGCCGGGAGGTAAGTGGAACTGGAAGGAATGGGAGAAGACGGTGCGCTTCGAATGCGAGGAATGCGAGCATCCTCACCGTGAAACCGACCGTGGAAGGATCCTTGAGTCCCTCTTTCCGGTAGATACCAACGAAAACCCGGAGCCAAGAACAGTATCCTTCTGGTGGAATGCTCTCTACATTCCTTGGATTCCGTGGGCTGAGGTGGGCAAGGAGTTCCTGAAGGCCCTAAAGGCATGGGAACGAGGACAGGTTGAGCCTCTCAAGGCTTGGGTGAGGGAATCTGACGGTTGCCCATGGGAGGAGCGCGGAGAGAAGCCGAGAGAGAACGAGCTTCGAAGGCAGTGCGGCAAGAACTTCAACGACTCCTATTTCCGGGGACAGCGATGGCCGGTCGGCTCTGATATATCGACCGCCCTTATCGCTGATGTCCAGGGAGCAGAAGGCGGTTTCCTGAAGTGGCTGATCCGTCAATGGAAAGAGAACGGAGATTCAAGGTGCGTGCAATACGGAAGATGTCTCGACTTCGACGCCCTCAGGGCGATTCAGGAGCAGTATGGTATCAGTGACGACAATGTCTTCGTCGATTCCGGCCATGCTGCCTCAAAGGTGTACGCCGCCTGCGTGAAGTGGGGCTGGCGGCCGATGAAAGGAGACGATGCCAAGGACTTCGTCACGTACGAGAACAGGGTTCCAATTCGCAGGCCATACAAGGTGACTCTGGTGGATCCTTCAATCGGAAAGGTTCTCGGCACGAGGTGCGACCTGGCATTGATCGTGTTCTCGTCCGACGCCTACAAGGACCGACTGCTGCTCCACATCGTGTTGGGCCGCGGACCGGTCTGGCAGATCCCCGATGACGTAACGAACGACTATTGCGAGGAGCTGCTCGCCGAGGAGCGTGTCCAGAGGCTGAACCCGCGCAACGCCGTGTCCTTTGTCTGGGTGAAGCGAGGCGTGAACGACTTTTTGGACTGCGAATTGATGCAACTTGTTGTAGCTGACATATCAGGAATGGCCGTCGCGGGGCTTGTCGGAGACCTCGACGCAGTGGAACCCCAGGATTGACGACTCAGATTTCCAGTGGTAACGCCTAGTCCGTGGCAAGTGTACCGCAAAATCAGTATCAATGGATGGACGCGGGTGATATCGCAACTCAACTTACCGAAGTTCTTGCTGAGATTACCCGTCAGACCACCGCAGGCGCTCAATTCGGGACTGGTCTAGGCCAGAATCGAACCGGAGCCGATTTCGAACTACTGACTTCCCAGCGAGACGCGCTTCGCTGGGCGCAAAAGAACCAGGCCGGCAACCTTCCTACGGAGAGCATCGCTGACTGTTCTCAGAACTCCATATGACGTTAGTTCAAGCAGCTAAAACCCATCTCGCGAACCGCCTATACGGCTTCATGGCTGGAAACGCCCAGTGGGATTGGCTGACGACGACTGATCGTAACAGAGCGCCAGTTGAGCTGAAGTCCTCCGACGCGTCCCTAGACTTCGGCACTCGAGAAGAGATGCTGTCCGAGGCGAGGTCCCTCACGCAGGTCTTCGGTATCTCGAGGCGGATCATGTCGCAGTTCTCAAACTACACGATCGGTACCTGCGAATGCGACTGGGAGACTGGCGATGACAGCTGGGATGATATGACGGGCGACTTCTGGCGGGATCACATGCAGCGAATAGACGCGCGCGGCCGGATGACCTTCCCATCAATGATGAAACTCGCGGTGAGATCCGCGCTCAGGGACGGGGATCTAGGATTTGGCAAGACGAAGCGCTCGGGCATTCCTCAGCTAATTGCTTTCGAAGGGGACAGGATCAGGACCGCCTCGCATCGAAGCGGTGCCGACTTCTTTGACGGCTGGGTTGGCGGCGTCCGGTCAAATGGTTTCGGGATGGCGACGAGCTATCGAGTCTGGGAGCGTACCAGACATGGTCAATTCCAGAACCCGACGGAGTGGGCTGCCAAGGATTTCATTCATTACTCCGGCGTCCGACAACGATTCGACTCGGTGAGAGAGCCTACGCACTTCACGGCAGGAACTCTCAACCATATGCGGGACATGCTTGAGATTGTGAGAGCGGAAAAGAAGGGAGTTAAGGTCGCTTCCAAAATCGCTCTCTACGTTCAGAAGCTAACCGGAGCTGCGAACCCCAGCACGTTACTTGCTCGAGACACAAAGCCAGATGGATCTGGTGTTACCAGGCACACCGAGGAAATAGACGACGGGGTTATTCGGTACATGTTTCCCGGCGAGACTGTCACCTCACCGATGAGCGGCCGGCCATCAGCGGCCTGGCAGGGCTTCATTCAGTTTCTTATAGCCGACATTGCCGTTTCCTTTGATATTCCGTTCTCCTTTGTTTGGACGATGCTCGGACTCAACGGGCCTGCCGTGAGGATGGAGGCAAAACAGGCTGAGCGCACCTTTGACGAGTGGTCCGACGAGACGGAAGCGCAGCTGATAAATCCAACCGTCTCCTGGGTCATCACTGATGCCATGGAGAATGGTTTGCTTCCGTTTAATCCGTTTTGGATGAAATTCACCGTAGCTCGACCGGCGCATCCTTCAATCGATGTAGGCAGAGAATCCGAAAAGGACCTCAAGGAACACAAGCGAGGGTGGACCTCGTCCAGGCTGATCGTATCCGCGCGCGGCGGCAATTCTCGCAGAGCGATGAAGCAAAAGGCCAAGGACTACAAGGAAGCTCTGGAGATAGCCGAAAGCGAAGGCGTGCCCGTGGAGGTTATCACCGACATCCTCGATGACAGCCCTGCGTCAACCCCGGATGGCCCAGAAGGGTCAGTCGACGAAGATGACGACGAGGAGATCAGGGACGAGAAAAACCGACTGGTAAGACGATGAACGAGCACCCACAGAGAGAACTTAGCCGAATTTCCTCCCTGCTTTTCAACACGCCTTGGATGATATCCGAGAACTGGATGGACAGGATAATAGGAATCGTCGAGGCCCATCAAACGGGGGCGGTCGATCTCTCCACGTTCCAAGTCGAAGAAAGATCCGACGAGATGACAATTCAGGATGGGCTCGCAACCATCCCGATAAGGGGGCCGATGTTTCGGAACGCTCCGATGATGGCCAAGATGAGTGGAGCCAGGTCCGTAATCGAAATCAGATCAGACTTCTCAAAGGCGATGCTCGATCAGTCCGTGAGGGTGGTCCTGCTGGACATCGACTCACCGGGCGGAGAGGTTCAGGGTATTCCTGAGTTTGCGGGCGTAATAGCCAAAGCCGTAACGGAAACTGACAAACAGATTGTTGCCTTCACCGAGGGGCAAATGCTCTCGGCCGCTCTCTTCATCGGATCTCAGGCCGACCGAGTAATCGCATCCCCTTCCGCGCTGGTGGGATCGATTGGGGTCGTGATGAAGATCCTCGACACCAGCAGGATCAGCAAGAATACCGGCTTTGACGAGACAGTGATAAGAACTGGAGCCAACAAGCAAATAGGTTCAGGCCCAGTTACGCAGAGCCAGATCGACACCTTGCAAACCGTGGCCGAGAAGTTCTTCACCCAATTTACGGATGCCGTAACAAGTGCTCGAGGAGCGCTTTCTGAAGAGGCAACAGACGGAAGGATCTTTGTTGCTGACGATGCTTTGGAACAGAACCTTGTCGATGAAATCTTGACTCTGGAGGATCTGAAAAGGGAACTGGTGGGTGGAGCAGTTTAAGCAAACCAAGATGGCCGTTCGCAGGCTGCTGTCCGGCGGATGGGCTTGGAATCTTAGGGATTTCTCAGGATATTCCATAGATTCAGGGAGGGAACCATCACGAGAGCACGCGGTAAACGCCGCCAAAGAAGCAAAATCGATCTTCAAAGCTCAGCAAATTTCCTCTTGACCACTGACATTTTGAGCGGGAAGACCTCCTATTGTTATGGCAATAACGATCAAACTTTCTGAAGAAGTCGCCGCAAAGCTCGGCCTCACGTCAACCAACGCAGCGGAAAAGCTCGCTGAGCTGTCGGCCACTGCGGAAGCGAGGGACAAAGAAATCACCTCGCTTAAAGCGGATGAAGCCGGGGCTGTTCAATTGATGGCCGCCATGGAGGATCGGCTGGGAGCACTGGAGAGCAAGCCTGTACCGACCGCCGTTCTTTCAGCCGATCAGGTTGCACAAATCAGCGCCTCGGCTACCGAATCCGCCGCCAAGGCCGTGAGTTCTGCCATTTCCAAAGCTGGTACGACTTCCTTCACCGAGACCCCGCAGGCTGACCCGACGAACCCGGCATCCAACCCGGACAAGCCCGCTCAACCGGTTACTTTCGATACGGTTGTCTCAAACCTGATGGCCAAAGGCACTTCCAGATCGGAGGCAATCACAACCGTAGTTCACAAGCATCCTAAGCTCTACGCCGCGTGGAGAGGTGGCCTGGATGAGAACGCCTCGGCAAATCTGGAGATTCTGACCGAAGAAGTGGCCTGAACGACGACACTGAACCTCAACAAAAAACGATATGGCAACTGTTAATCAAGGCGAAAGAGCATTTACGGCCACTGCGGCCGCACTCAGTGAAGGTCAGCGGGTCAAGATCGATGCCGCCGGCCTGATGTTAGTTGCCGGGGCTGCGGAGGCAAGCGTTGGTGTCCTGACTGAAGATGTCGTCGCATCGGGAAGAGGAAACGTAGCGCTCTGGGGTGGTCGCTCATGGAAGGTGGTCACTTCTGGCGCTGTCGCGGCCGGTGCGAGACTGCAACTGACCGCCGCGGGTGCGGTTGACGACACTGCCGCTAATTCCAGCTTGATCGCATTTGAGGCTGCGTCTGCTTCCGGAAGCCTGATCGAGGTTGGCAGAACTGACCAGGATTTCATCGTCTAACTTGAGACTCGCGGAGACAATCATCGAATAAAACATTATGGCATCTTCAAGCGCAGGGGCGGTATTACGAGGCGATCTCAACGGAATGATCGAGGAGGCAGACGAGAGAGAGTCCATGTTGATCGGGAACATGGCCGCGCCCGAATGGGGAGTGAACACGAAGGATGGTCAATACCCCGTCTTCAAGAAGCAGGCTGGGCTTCTCCTAAAAAACGCCGCCAACATCCGCAGACCAACGGGGACTTACCCTGAGATCAAGCGTCAGTACGAGAACGACAATTTCTCCTGCGTGGATCGCGGCCTTGAGGAAGCGGTTGACGATTCCGAGAAATCCGACGTCATGCGGTTCTTCGACGCCGAGATGGTGGCTGCCCGACAGGTGAAGTACAACGTGATGATCGGCCACGAAGTGCGGGTTGGTGCGCTGTTCTTCACGGAGGGCATCTGGGGGACTGATCAGGACGCTTCAGCCAACTGGGACGTAAAAGCAACGGATATCCCTCTGGATTTCATGACGGCTTTTAATAGCCTGAACACTGTCGGAGAGATCCCGAACACTGTCATCGTCGGCCAGGATGTCTTCACGCAGATGTCTACGAACACCGAGATGCAGAACTTCATTCGCGGCAATCGTCCGACCGATTCTCGCCTGGACATCACCGCGCAGATGGTCGCCGAAGCGTTCGCGGGCCATGGCATCAGGCAGGTTCTCATTGGTCGCGCCAGCTTCGACAGCGCTGACGAGGGCTTGACTCCTGTATTGACGCCGGCCTGGCCGGTTGATTTCGCTTGGGTCGGGAGGATCGGGACGGGGCAACCGCTGGGCGGTGGGGCGGCGAGAACTTTTGTCTGGAACCAAGAGGGCGGGTTGTTCGTCACTGAGTCTTACCGCGAGGAAAAGAGGCGCAGTGAGATCGTTCGAGTCCGCCAGAACACCGCAGAAAAGGTCCTTGATGTCAACGCGGGAGTTTTGATCGATACCAGAGTCGCGTAATTTGGGTTGGGTTGCAAATACGTTGCGAGGGCGGCTGGCTTTGTGGTGTCAGCCGCCTTTCTTTTGAGTAATGAGCATCAAGACGATCTATGAAGAAGTTTTTGACGGTCAGCTGACCTGCTACGATGCTGAGACCTTCACGTTCCCGCCGGGCGGCCTATCCTTCGCAACCATAGGCGGAATGCTAGACATCGGATCGGACTCGCCATTTGGGGGCAAGGTTGAGGAGCCATCAGTCATCATCGGTTTCAAAACCAGCTTGGTTACCGTCACTCAAGGAAGCAAGGTCGTTTACAGAACCCTGACGATGGATGTCGCTAAGGTTAAAAGCGTTCCAGAAAACGCAGTTACGTTCTTGGAGCTTGAACCTGTTTCGGGCGTGAAATGAAACCGGTTATCGAAATTGACGCTCGAGCTTTCGGGAAGGTGGTCAACGAGTACGCCAACAGGTCATCAAAGCAGATCTTCCAAACCTACAACGCGCGCGTGCTCGACGTGGTTATCAAGGCGTTCAAGCTCACTGTCAAGGTGGCTAAATCCACGATCACAGCCGATTTCAGGGAGCGTGGCTCTGCCATAGTCAACTTTCGTCGTCGGCAGAAAGGCAGGAAGGGAATAAGCGGGGACGCGATGAAGGCTGAGATTCGTGGTCGTAGAGAGGCCAGCAAAAGATCAATCGGGTTCGTCAGGTCGGGCTGGATACCTGCGCTACGGAAGTTCAATGCTAGTAAAAAGTCATCCACTAAGAAGCCGGGCCGCATTCCTGGAGGTGGCAGGGATCAGCGAGGCAAGGACAAAGGGTTTGGGAAGCCGGCCAGCCAAACGATTCGGCCTATTGCAATGGCGTTCAACAACGTATTCATTGCCCCGAAGGTAGCCCTAAGGCCACTTCAGATCGCTTTCAGGCAAGCCACTCAGAACATGCGTGGAATCATGTCCGGAGACCTCAAGCGCGTGGCTCGTAGGCATTGGAACGGCAAGAACATCCGAGCACCGAGGCGTTAACATGGCGGTAACCCAGATCTTTGAAGGAGTAGTCGAGAGAGCCTTGGAGGAGCTTTTGCGGGAGATCACGTTCACATCTACGGTGGCTCCTCAGTTAAGCAGCGGGCAGGATGACAGGGCTCTTGCAGTGCCTTATATCGTGGCCTACGTGCAAGAGACGGAATCCCCTGATCCGCCACAGTTCACCGGGATCGAGATATTCCAATGCACCATCGAAGTGCGAAGCAACCAATATTCCGACCTTGAACCAGCCTTTGATGCTCTGGGAGAGCATGAGAAGAGATGGCAGGATGTACTCGGAAAGTTCCTGGTGGATCCGATCAATGACACGACCTTTGGAAGCGATGCAACCTCCATGTCCGGGATGATCAACGCAACGACGATCTTCGCCAACGAGGGCGGCCGCTGCGACCGGATCTTCGGAGATATCACCCGCGAGCACGAGAACGAAGACAAGATCTTCGTGAGCAAGCTCATGTTCAAGGGCATTTTCACCGGGTCATTTGCTTGACGACTGAAAAAACACGGCTTACGAGATAATCCGCTATGGCATCAACACTTAAAGGCGCGACAGCGGTCTGGTTTATGGAGGACACCGCAATGGTGGCTTCTGGCGGCCTCGCAGGGGCAACGGGGACTTTCCAGCTGCAATCCACCCAAGGAAGCCGGACGGCCGATCAGGCGCTGCTCAAGAACGCCACCGGTGATGTCGTAGCGGAAGGTTACAATAACGACCGTTACGAGGGTACTTTCGAATGGGTCCCTACCGCAGTCAGCGCGGCTTCCCTGGCAACGACTTACATCTTACCAAAGCCGGGCAGCGCAATCGCCATCACCGAGGCGATATCTGGCAACTCGTTTATCGGAGCGGCTCCGTGGATTGCTGATTCGGTTGACTGGCGGGGGGACCTGTCTTCGCCGAGAACGATTACAATCAAGGTTCACAGGTACGAGCACAGCGACATCTCAGCCGACGCCGCGTAATCGTAAGAGAACATGGCATCAACACTCAAAGGCGCGACAGCGGTCTGGTTTATGGAGGACACCAGTTTCAAGGCTGGTAACGCCGTTCCCGCTGGCCAAAACGCCCTCGTGGGTCTGACCGGTGTCCTGAACATGCAGTCCACCCAAGGGACCCGTGGTGCTGATCAGTCCATGGTGAAGAACTCGACTGGCGATGTCATCGCGGAGGGTTACAACCACGACAACTACCAGGGCACCTTTGAGGCTGTGCCAACAGGCACTGACGCCGCTGACCTGGAAACGGGCTATCGGTTGCCAAAGCCGGGTCAGAGAATCGAGGTGGTCGAGGAAGTAAACGCCGTCGGCACCTTCATAGGCGGCACGGCCTTGGTTCCAAAGCCTTACATCGTAGATAAGGTCGACTGGAGAGGAGATCTCAGCAGCGCTCGCGCTTTGGTTTTCTCGATCCACAGAGTGGAACACGACACGAGCGGCCTTTACCTCGACGCGGCCTCATGAGATGTCTGAGCTTGAACAGCTTTTCCTTAAAGCCATCGTCCCGAACAAGACCTTCGTCTACGGGTACGAGCTGCTTCCTTTCTCTCTAGGCCACTCCCTATTGCTTCAGCGCTGCGACTCTCCGTTGTTCGGTGGGTCAAAAGAGGGTTTCCAATACACCGACTTCCTCGAAGCTTTGTTTGTGTGCCGTCACAGCTTCGAATACTCACTGGCAACCATGAATACGTCCAGAGCGCGCAGGGAGCAGCTGTGGCCTCAAAGGCGGCACTCCTGGTTCGGCTTGAGAACGCTGGATTGGAAACCATCGGCCCAGATCTTGTTGCAGCACATTTCCGAGGGCTTGAAGGCTCCAGTTTTCTACGCCAGAGGTGAGGGCGGAGGTGCTGAGATAAACACACCGGGGCATTGCATGCTGGTTGTAAATCTGATGGAGCATGCGAAGCAGTCGCTTTCGCAGATCATGAACCAGCATCTGGCCTTGAGCTGGTGGCTCTACGCGGGCATTGCCGAGAAGCGGGGTCAGGTTGGGGTTACCTCGAAGGAGAACCAGGAAGCGGCGGCGGCTCAGACGGAGGATATCCTCGAAAGGTTCCGGTCGGGCAAACTGAAGATGCCGGGATACAAGCCAGAGGGAAAGAACGGCGCGGCGAACGGAGCTAACTGATGGCGAACATTCTAGGTCTAGGTGTAAGGATCGGCGGTGATAACACCGGCTTTCTGCGCGCGCTGAAGCAGGGGGAGACGGTGGCTGCCGGGGTAGGCAAGCGCATCGCCGCCTCTTTCGCTGGTTTGTTCGCGTTCTCCAAGCTGACTCAGGGTTTGCGGGATGTTGTCAACTTCGGGGCCAAGATATCGGCTCTATCGCTTCGAACGGGGCTTTCCACCGACCTGCTTCAGAAGCTCGATACGGCGGCTCTTAAGTCTGGCACTAGCCTGGACATTTTGGTCCGGTCTCTTCGAAAGGTCGGCGAAGCCAGGGTTAGAGCCTTAAGCGGGGATGTTGCAACCACGGCTTTCTTCGAAGAGCTGGGAATCTCGATTGAGGATCTGAAAAAGCAAGATCTGGAAGGAGTTTGGCGAGCGGTTGGAGAAGCGTTCCGGACCATCGACTTTGGTCCGGCTGAACTGTTCCTGGCTGGCAGGTTGCTGGGTGAAGAGGCGGGGCCGGCTACGTTGGCACTTTTCAAAACAGGACTTGAGGAGGCGCTTCAAGCGGTGGAGGATCTTGACGCTGGCCTGGACAAACTCACCCTGGAACAACTTGACGATGCTGCTTCAAAGTTGGCAGAGGTGAAGGCGCAGCTGAGAGGTCCTTTCGCTGAGACATTGTTGTTTCTGATCGATATCGTAACGGCGCTGGGCAATGGGTTCAGGATAGCTGCCAGGGCTGCTGACGGGTTCAACAAGATTGTTCAGGAGGCCGTGCCGTCAGCCGTTAAGAATGTCTTCGGGCTTGCTGGAAAGCTGGTCGAACCAGGGGCCGAGCTGTTAGCCGGAGGCAAGAATCAGCGCGAGGCTATCGCGGCGGAAAACGCCCAGCTCCTTTTGCGCCTGGGTCCAAGCAACGTAGAAAACCTCACGGACGAAGGACGCAAGGTGATCGAGGATACAATCGCCGCGAACAATGAACGGCTAAAAGAGCTTGGTCCCGGCATAAGTAGGTTCCAAAAAACTATTGATCGATTTCAGGAGGTGTTCGATGAACTGCGCGATTCTATCTCTGGCGGTACCAGGGGCGTTAAGGAGGAGTTTGTTAAACTAGGTGAAGACGTGTCAGATTTCGCGGGCTCATTAGAAACGCCAAAAGGCGGGATCGTAGATAAGATAGTCGCGAACCAACTTGAGGGAATAGAAGACCCTGTGGAAGCGGCAGTCAAGGAAGCTACCGAGAGGGTTAAGAAGTTGGTCGATCCAGAGCTATTCCGAGTGAAGGCAGAGAAAAAGACTGAAACCTTTAAGGAAGTGCGCGCAGCATCGCAGGGCGTTTCTCAAGGCGCGTTCTTCGGCGCAAGTCAAGCGCAGCTACTCACCGTCAATGCTTCTCGGGATAGGCACTTGGAGCGCATAGCTGAAGCTACGGCCAACGCGGATAAAACCGCAAAGGAATCGCTCATTCTCCAGAAGGCGAGTCTGGCCAAACCCAAGAAGGACATTTTCGAGTAATGCCAATTCAAATCAAAGGATCTCCGGAGACTGAAGACCAGCCCATAAAGAGGACATGGACTCGCAAGAACGGATGGGAAACTACGGTCACCTTGAGGGGCACGGAAGTCAGCGGCCAAATCCCGTCACTGCAACAGGGGGCAGTCCGGATCAACTACATCGAGAGGTCAGATGGCGTGTTCGACACGCTCGAGGCAGTTTACAACTCATTCAATCCGGAAGATCCAACGTCGGAACAGGAGCGCGCGACCAACACTTGGGAGATGAGTTTCAATACGATCCAGCTATCCATCAAGGAGTCCTCACAGGCTCTAACCATGGAGGCCGCGTTTCCGGGGGCAATCGACATCGTAACGGAGGAGGTAAGAGCAGCGACAAAGCGAGAGCCGAAGGTGGTAGACGAAACCACGGGGCAGTACAAGGAAAGCGAGGACTTCCTCAAGATACCAGCGGAGTTCCTCGGCACAGCTAGAGCACTGAGAGACAGCCTCAGGGTTGGCGTGAAGACGTTCAAATCATACGCCCCCATCGTCCTGCTGAATCAGATCACCGACGCCTTCACCGCCAGCACATGGGAGTTACCAGTCGGAACGCAGGGTATTGAGCCGAGGGTCTTCACCACGACGGACTTGTTCCGGGCAATGGCGCTTGCTTTGGTACTCCCTGTTCCGATACCGTTTTCGATCATTGATACTCTCCCGGAAGGGCAATGGCTTGAACGCCCCGCTTCAATCAGGAACGTCACCGCTGAAAAGATCCAGGTTACCGTAGGCTGGGAATGGGCGGTCGAATGGAATCCCTTGACCTATCTGAACAGGATCTAAGATGCCTACCGCGACTGAATTACCCAAAGAGCTACTCGGCAGCGGCAACGCCGAGATATGGCTGAACCAGCTACGGCGCTGCGTAGCAGAACGGACCCCCCAGGAGACGTTCTCCGGGGACTTGCTGAGGTATCGATTCGATGACGCTGGGTATTCGGTCGAGTTCATAGAGGACATTCTTGATGCCCTCAGCGAATCCGCAATACACCAAGCCGTCGTGAAGGAAGTGAAGGACGACTATCTCATCTGCTATCTCAGGGGACAGCCCGAAGAGAACGTGTTCAACGTGGCCAAGCCTTTCGAGCTACGCCGAACGAGTTACGAGTCTCCGGACAACGACTATCTGGGAGGCAAAGTGAAGGTTGCCGATGCTCCGAATGATGAGAACTCGCAGTTCCGCAAGGTGGAGTTTTTGACCACGGACATCGATGGAGGACCTAAAACCGTCTTCGTCGAGCAGGTAGTCTCGCCGTTCTACGCGGTGAACTTGGCAGCTGACACCGCGATGGACGTGCCGACTAGGTTCTCAACCATCTACGTGTCCAAGGTGCCAGAGAATGCTGAGGTGATTATCACCGATCCTGTTGAACCGAACGTTGCCGTGGAATGGATCGACGTGAACTCGTGCGGCCGCAGATGGCTGTCCAGGCTGCAACCGTTCAAGCTGTGCCAGGATGAGGCGCTCTTCATATCGGTGTTCAGCGCGGGTGAAGCTGTCTTGGCTAACCCTGACTGACCATGGCTCAGGTAAACGAATGCGTGCGGCCAGACGGCATCGGGCTGGTATTGGGCGCGTGCCCGGTGGACGACAGGCCCGCGTTGCAGATCCTGACTCTCAATAAATTCCAGCATGGTTACTTGGTGATGGATAGCGTGCGGTTTTTAAGGGGAGACAGCTTCAGCCTTCAGCAATTCGGTAGGATCACTTACATAACCCAGCACGGGGATGAGATCAGGAACGACACCTACACAATCGTAAACCAAGGAGGTGTTGAGCCTGAGTTCACGAGACAGATCGTAGACAGTCCAGGGTTCGCTGCATTCGACGCGGCAAGCCAGACCGTCAGGGGGGATGTCACTGTCGTGGACACTCCAACATTCTTCAGCGAAACATCTACCACCGTTTTCTACGTCGGTATTCCCGGGACGTTCACCAGGATAACGAGCGTGGAAGTGTTCGACCCACTGCCTTTGCCGACCGACAACCAGCTTGCTTTCGTTGCTGAATTTAGGGCTTTAGAGTTTGATAAAAGGGTGGGTGTGGTTGTCCTGTCAGGAGGGGGAGAAGTTCCTGCGGGTGACGCATTTGGAACCAGGAAATCGTTTTCAGAGAGGATCGAGGGAAACCAACAACCGCTCACCGTGAAATTCGGGCGTCCCAGACCTTCTACGGTCACACTGGCTGCTTCAAAAGAGAGCCAGGAATCAGTGCCTCCGGTTTGTCTCGTGGGCTACACGCATCCATTCGACGAGCTGTCAGCCACTTGCGAGCCGATAGTCAGGGAATCGAACAGGTTGCTAACCAGCCCGACTCCGGTTGTTTTCCGAGATGAGTTCTTCTTCGGCATGGATGTCCTTTCCAGCACGGTGCAATTCCCCACGCTGGGTAGGTTCCAGTTCAGGATTGGTAATCAAGTGTTCTTCAGGAGCCCGCCGGCATGCTGCGACAGCGGGGAGTTGGGGAACGTAGCCCCGTGAGGATCCCTCTCGACCATATCGAGAAGCGAGCCCAGGAGCGGCCGCCCGGCTACAAGCAGATGCTTTACTCGCTGGGAACGGTGGACGACGAGGGCGGTTACCTGGAGCTGGACGACGAGGTGTTTCGCGGGCTGGTGAAGAGGTTCAAGAGCCGGTTGGGCGGCATGATTGCCTCTGAGGAGAATGTCAGCATCCGAAAGAGCATCTGCGCGGCGTGCGCTGATCCCGAGACCGGCAAGGCCCTCTGGGACCCTGATGCCTGGCTCGGGGCGGGTGGCTGCCGGAAGTGCCGCTGCTCCGTCGCAAAGCTCTACTGGTGGCGCTCCAAGTGCCCTATTGGCCGATGGAGTTGAGCATTGACCACTGAGAATACGAGCGTTATGGAAATCCTCCGATATGTCGGCCCCCATCATTCTCAATGTTGATCTCGACAGAAACCGACTGGTGACGGGCCAGCGGCAGACTGCTCCGTTTGAGTTCAGCCGAATGACCTTCGGTAACACGTTGACGTTCCATATTTTCCTACTCTCCCCGAGTGTGGCGACTCCATTTCAGGCCCCCACTCCCTACATCGTTGAAAGCATCGCTAATCGCGACGTAAAGATGATCGTTTCGAATACCCTTTCTACCGGCGCAAATACTGTTTACGGGCAGAAGGTCGGTTTCACCAAGTCAGCGGATAACACCCACCTGATTGGAGATTTCGACATTTCATCGACAGACCTAAGGGATGCTCTGGATGCCTTGCTCCCGGCAACGACAGAGTTCCTTACCGCGAAGTGGGAAATCAACGTAGACGAGGGTGGGTCTCTTGAGACGGCCATCCAGCAGAACATCCAGGTATTCAAACGAGCCTTTGATCCCACGGTGCCCAGTCCACCAGAGACCGAAAGCGCCCTTTCGCTGGCTCAAGGTGATGCCAGATACGTTCCCAATGAAGGAGTTGCCGGCGGGTTCCGCACAGCCATTTCCCCAAACGGCTCGGTCTTCGTGGAATCAATGGGCGATAACGGTGTAATGAACTACCTGAAGATCAACTAATTACCATGAAGAAGAGTCAAAAGATCGTATTTACAGCAGTGGTTTTCTCGCTAGTTGCTGCTCTCACTATCGGGCTTTGGCCCGCGCCCAAGGCGGCTGCTCAGTCGACATTCACTCGGCTGACGATCACGGTTACCAACTTCGCCTTCACGGGGGATACTGTCGTTGTTGGAACGGACACTCGGGTTTTCACCAACAAGACCGAAGGCTTCACGTTCATCCTGACCAACCTTGTCTCCACTGGAGAGCTGGCCACCAACATCTTCAATGCTCTTTCTCTGGCGCGGCCGTTTCCGCCAACCTTGAACATCCGGCAACCGACCACGAACACGGTTGAGCTGTCATCTATCAGCGCGTTCGAGGTTCAGATCACAGGGACGTGGGGCACTACCAACTCGGTGGTGACTACGGGGACGAACAAGTATGACGTGTCGTTTCCGTGGTCAGCCCTGCCAGCTACTCAACAGGTAGATCAAGCTTCAGAAATGATCGTGGGTTTGAACCTGCACCCTACAAACCTGTTCGATTCGACTGCGCCAGTGATGCAGAACTATCTGAGTCTCAACAACACGAACACGTCGTTCAATAAGACCCTCAGTAACTCGGTGATTGAATTCACGACCCTGACCAACAACTGGATCGGGGGGAATACCAATAACGGAACCATCTTCGACGGCCTCTACGAAGCTCCTGACATCACCAACGCGCCTTCGATCTCGGGGACCTTCGGGCTGATTGACGGAGGTGGCGGGACGGATTTGACTAACGTGATTATCCACTCGCCGATTCTGACGAATGGCAGGAACTTTGGTATCGCCTTCTCATCACCCGGGTCCGGCGCGGATTCTGAGAACTTTGGCACCGGGTCCGGCGCGGAAGGTGTGAGATCGACAGTTCTGGGCAAAGATGTCACCTCTTTAGGCGATGATTCTGTTGTGGTTGGTTATGCAGGTTCAAACCCCGACGCTGCATTTGACCGCACAACGCTGATCGGGGCCAACATTGTAGGCACAGGAATTGATAATGTCGGCGTAGGCGAATCAGTCACCACCAGCGGTCAGGGCAGTGTTGTTCTTGGTGCCAACGGGAATGATAATGGGTTCACCAATGCCGTAGTTTTTGGCCAGGGAGTTGGCGGCACTGCGGATAATCACTTTACGATGGGAGATTCCGAGCACCTTGTTGACGTAGCTGGCGTTCTCCTTCCGAAGCTGACAAGCAATGAGGTCCACGTCGGCCACACCGTCTTCACTAACGAGATGGCCCTTGCTTACCACGCAGCGGTAGTCACATCGCTCGGTGATGGAGTCAACCTATCGATCACCGCGACCAACCCGTACACGCAGTTCACGGGCACCCTGACGGCCAACGCGATCATTGCCGGAATCGCCTCTGGCTACAACGGCCAGAGGATTATCCACCAGAACGAGACCGGATTCGAGCTGAGCTACGAGCAAGACACGGTTGATCCAACGCCGGCGAACAGGATAACGACTCCGACAGGGGCGAAAGTTCCTGTGGCCCAAGGGTCATCTATCAAGCTCGTCTACGACGCGACAGCCAGCAAATGGGATATCGAGAACGTTTGGCCTGATGCCACAATTGTAGTCCCGGAAGACGCGAACGCTACGAACTTCCACACTTGGCCTGGGAGCCCAACCGAGTGGTCCCTCACCGTGCATTCTCTCGCCGGGGGCATATCCAATAGCCTGCAAGTTCTCGATACGAACGGGACCCCAGTCGTTTACGTCGCCACCAACGGCGCGGCCGGGCCTACTCTGGTCGCTTCGAATACTAGCATCAAGGGCAGCGCGATCTTTACCGGCGGCGTGACAAACCTTTCGGACGTGCGGCTTGAGGGCAACCTGAATTTCGACGGAGACACGATCCTGGTGAGGGACGGAGGTGCCAACACGCTGGCAATGCGGAACGGAACCGCGCTGCAACTATTCAGGGTCTACTTTACATTCACTGATGCAGGCAACCATTCTGGCTTTCAACTAATACCGACCACGGCCATCGCTGGTAATCAGTCGCTTCTGTTTCAAGCTCGAACCGCAGGGACCGGCGCGGACAACATCGACTTGATCTTTCAACCGGCCGGCAAAGGAACGATCTACACAGGGTCGGCCGCCGATTTCACAGCTACGGGAGGACTTGCCAGGGGTGATTATTCTCGAGACTGGCAGCAGTATCGCTCAGCCTCCACGCAGATAGCCAGTGGGCTTCATTCCGCGATTCTCGTCGGCACCAACAACACGGCTTCTGCAAGCTTCTCTATCGCCTCAGGGTTCGCTGCCGTGGCTGATCACTACGGGGAGCAGGCGCGCTCTAGTGGGAGGTTCTCGGCTGACGGGGATGCTCAGGGCTCGGATTTTCTTGCCAGGGTTCAGACAACCGATGCTACCGCTAACGTGGAAGCGTTTCTGGACGGATCTTCAGCCAGACTTACGATAGCAGTCGGGGAAACAATGTCTTTTTCGATTCTTGTTGCAGCAGAGCGGACGGATTCAGATACTGAAGGGGCGGGCTACACCCTAACCGGAGCCATCGCCAACAATGCTGGAACTACGGCATTGATAGGCGCAGTTCAAAAGGTTTCATTCGAAGATGATGCCACCTGGGACGTTGACGCGAGCGCAAGTGACGCTAATGACGCGCTTCAAATGGATGTAACCGGCGCAGTCGGCAAAAATATCAACTGGGTTTTCAACGTTCGGGCAACGAAGGTAAACTGATGCTAAAAACCATACTCATCGCGCTGACTTGTTCGGTCGCTGTTCTATTTGCTTCAAACAACTGGCAGAGTCACACTGATGGCCGCTTCAGTTATGACGGAACCCTACAGTCTGCTGACGTTCTTCACGCAACGCTGTGCTACAGCAACGCAATGGAGGTTCTCTCAGTTGGCACGACACCTACAACGCTAACGAATTTCAGTTTTTCGTCTCCCGTGAATGGGTTCACAGTGGATTTGGAAGAAGGGACAATAAGCCCCGATCACAACGGCTCGTATGACATTACGTTGAGTCATTCAGTGCTGGGTATGGGATCTGCGGCTACTTACACGTTAGAGCTATACGTTGATTCCAACCCGACGGGGTTTCGGTTCAGCCAAACGGTGGCGAACGGAGAGACTGAGTGCGGAGGTCTTTCAGCAACTCTCGGTCTCACCTCGGGTGAGGTAATCACAGTTAAGATTTCCCAAGCTAGCGGAAGCAGCACTATTACAACAGTAGAGGGAGTATTCGACGCGAGGCAATTATGAAGAAGACAGCATTGGCAGCGATAGGTGTCGGAGCAGCAATTGGGGTTGGCGTGTTGGTGAACATGGCTGCGGCCGGTGGCGAGATCGTGGCTGTCATCGAAAGCACCCCTGACCGAATCACGGGTTGGAACTTCGCTGTTACTCTGGCGAACGTGGAGATCGATAAGCAAAACAAGCGGCGCACCAACTCGAATCCGCCGCTGTCCGCGCTGCCTCGGCACACTCGCCAGACCCTTCAGAACAAGCGGCTTGCCGAACTCTCTGACGAGTACGCGATCCAAGCGACCAGGAGAACAAAGCGGGATTTCATCGCTGACTACGAAGCGGCCAGCAATGCCAAGCGGCAAGCAGCAAGAGACGCTCTCAAGTAAGGAGCGATATGGTAGATACGTCCATATCAGGGAAGCCAAGGAGCTGGCCCGCTGAACTGGCCCGGCAGTGCCCGGTCGGTGTGGCCCTGCTTGCCCTGGCGTGGATGTATCACGACGGCTACAAACGGCAGCAGGAACACTTCGACTCAATATCCAAGACCAGGATTGAAGCCTGCCATGAGGTGCAGAACCGTTCCATAACGGCGCTGGACAGGGTCAAGGACGCGCTGTCGCGCAACACCGCTATGCTGGATCGTCTCATGATCCTGCCGCAGGAGGAGGAACCATGAAAGAAACTGAAGGCATACTGAAGATCCTCGAGGATGGCATAGAATCCATCTTGCAGATGAGCCCAGAAGTGATGATGGCCTTTGTTATTATGGGTCTGGGCTGGCTGTTGAAAACCAAGTCGCCCATCAACAGCAACTGGGTCCCGTGGATCTTGGTTGCCATTGGTGGAGCCGTTTACCCGTTCATCGCCAAAACTGCCGACATAGATCCCGACATCCCCTATCCAGCAGTAGCAAAGATCGGTTACGGCATGGCCATTTCCGCTGTAGCTATAGCGATTTACGAACTGGGGCTGAAGCGCTTCCTGGGAGGCAAGAAGATGAGCGGTGATTTGGACCTTTCAAAACTGCCAAAACCAGATACAAAGGAAACGAAATGAATAAACTGAGATTGATGATAGCCGCTCTCGCTGTGATGAGCTTCGCCCTGGTGGGCTGCAAGACCGTGGAGACCGCCGCCGGCAAAGGCGTTGCATTGAATGTGGGCGGTTACGGCGTGTCTGTTGTGGTGACAACTCCGCAGGAGTGATGGGGACTTACCAGGAACCAGACTGGACGGGTACGATGCACGAGGTTATCCATCCAGTCTGGGGATAGGTTTCTTTCTGGGGCGGCCACCCTTACGCCCATTAGCGCGGGCAGCGATGGCCTTGGCGATGCTTGTCACGCTGCCAAGTTGACTGGCCACGTGTCTTGCCGCGAACTTACGGTCGCAATGGGGGCAGGTTAGTAATTTCATCATTCACCCATTCGATTTGCTTCCTCGATTTCACGATTCACGGCTCGCTCTATCTTGTCGTACTCCCTGTCCAGTGCCTTATTTCTCTTCCTCCTCTCCGCCACGGTACTGGAATTATGGAGTTTGAGTTTTGCGTTCGGCCTCCTAATTCTCATCTTGGTGAAGACTTTCTCGGCGGCCTCTTCCGGGCTGTGCGCCTTAATTGTTTCTTTTATAGAGCCCCATCTTTCCATGTGGTAGGAGACCACATATGTGTCTTGTTCCTTCATGCTGCCTTTCCTTTCCGTTACGTTACTTCTCCACTAACTTGGCCGCTATTTGACCGTTCATGTTAGGGAACACCTTCAACTCATACCGAGCCTTTTTAGCCGCGTATTGCAAGTCCGCGCAACCACTACTAAACGCATGGCAGTCCCTCTTCCATTCGAAAACTCCTTCCTCGCCGAAGTCCAATCGAAAGCCCTTGCTAAATCTGCCGTTCCGATTCTCCCGCTCAGCCAGCATGCACTGATGAACGTCGGTTCCCGCTGGTATTACGTAGTTCGTTCTCATAGGCTAATCCTGAGTGGGTTCACATTAAATGTTCTCAAGGTGGTCTCTTTCGTGTTTCTCATCATGTAAATACAGTAACCCAACGGATGGGATACGTCAATAGGAAATGAGCATTTATTTTCGATTGTTTGTAAGTCGCTTATAACGAGCGGAATGTATCCGAAAGATTTTAGTGTTGTTGCTGAGATTGGACCAAAGTAACCTAGCTTTGCTCCCCGTGGAGCTTTGCGGCTCTGTTCTGGGTGGTTCTGACCTTCGACCCGGTGCGGGGGGCGTCTCTAACAAACAGCAACCAAGTAAAATTGAAAGGGTTCTAACATGGCCTAGATGACCGGCTGGGAATACCTGGCTGGCCTCGCTGCTCCTCTGAGCATCGGTATCGATTCAGGAAATAGCGTCCCCGGCCGGTAGGCTTGGGGACGTTTCTTTGTCCCACTTCCAAGTGTGCTGATCCAAGTACCGTCCAGCAGGCTCAACTGAGCCGTTCAGCCACATGGTCATTCAGTAGGCTTCTTCGAGTATGATCCGGTTGCAAGCCACGGTCTTTGCGGCATCAACCGCGAAGACACACTTTGGCTGAGCGTCCATGCTGCCCCATCTGGGGGCGAAGTATTCTAGCGGGATGTCTTCGAAGGTCATGACATTAGCCTTCCGTCGAAGACGCGTCCTTTCCAGCTGGGGCGGGTGCGTTGCGGCCTAATAATTCAAGGAGTTCCCTGAACGCAATTATCTGGTCCTGCAACTTGTCCATTTTGGCCATCTTTGTCCTGATCTGTTTATTCAGCCAGGACACCATCTGTAGGTCGCTTCGGTTAATGTTCATTACTCTCAGTTCCTTTCTCTCCTGTTACATGCGGTTCACGGCCCAGTTGCTAATCGGAAACGAATAGCTTAATCCCTGCGGCCTTCCTTCGGTGATCCATAGACTTGCCCGCGTGGCTGTAAACAGCTTTGGCACACTCTTGGCCGCAAACGCACGGTTCAACAGGTTCGCCGTAGCACCCGCACATATCACCATTGCAGCAGTATTCTGGTTCATAGTCGGGCACCGGCTTCTGGCAGATTATGCATAGATCCATATTGGTCTTTCTACTCAGCGAAGGCGATCTCATCCGACTCATCAAGTGGATTTTCTTTGAGCCACTCCAGGAAGCTAGACCAGTCTTGGTAAAGTGGTTCAATGGTCATGATGTCGCCAACGTTTCGTTAGGTGGCTGTGATCCCAGGGCCAGTCTTTGACCACTGCGAGAGTTGCCCTTTGTTCGGAGTTGCCGGTATAAAGGGTTTCAACCGCGCAAGTCGTTAGCACTTTGGTTTCAGTCGGCTGGTTCGTAGTAGTAACTTCTTCAGTGCTCATAAAGTTCTTTCTGTCAGCTGTTGTTCGGGTCATCCAGGAGGCAGCCACCCGTGGCACTCAGGACATGGCTTGTAGTCTTCTCCGGAGTAGCTCTCATAATCGGCTGTAGTGACCCTGCCTTCTCCTTGGCATCTTGGACACCAATCAGGGTCATCCCAAGGATTTCTGTCCTCTACGCCTTCTTGTTCAACATTCATAATAATAATCCACTGCTACTCAGACAATCGAGGAAAACGGCTAGCAACGTCGATACCAAGCTCATTTATTCCAGCCTAGCTCATTAACAATATCCTTCAGTACATCAGGAGGGTCCTCTTCCACTTTGGGTACGCGAATAACGTGATCACACCAACGGCAGTGACGGTCAACGAAAAACCCCCCTCCGTATCCCCATTCAGTCCTGCTTAGATGGTGTCCTGATAAACAACCGCACAACCACTGAACGACCTTTAACCCGGTAGCGTGGCGATAGACACCAATTGTCTTCAGCTTTCTGTTCCAGCGAGGCCACCATCTAAGTGTAACGCTCCATAGTTGAGGATACTCCCACCCTTCTCTGTCCCAGTTGGAAGGATGCATTCTGGCCACCCAGATCAAGCAATAATTAAAGAACCTGTTCATATTATTCTGTTCCACTGTGACCTCCGCCAGCCTTGGCAAGGTTTATTTTCAACTGTCTTGAAATCGTACTCGTAAAGCCTCCAGTTCGCTCTCCGTTTCCCTGACCTGCTTCGTCAACCCCTCCACGATGGACTCCAAGTCCTTGATCCTTTCGGACTTAAGCAAGTCAGTATGAGCTTCTACGATCTTTCGTCGTAGCTTTATCCCGTCGGTTTCGAAAATGCGGCCATGAATCAAGCGCGCCCACGGGCTGCCTTCGTCATACCCGCTGGACTTGTGCCGGTCTGTCTGCCCATCAAACAGCTTGTTCGCTGCGTCGTTGTTTCCATTCAGAAGGGCCTCAATGTAGGCTTCCGCTCTCATCGCCGCTACTTCGGAGATATGATCGGTGGCATATGCTTCTAGCCTGTCATACTCCTCACTCAGGATCTCTTCTATCTCTGTTTGGATGCTTTTCTTTCGCCCCTGGCTCAGGTACGCCTTAGCAACCTCTGCGTGAGGAGCACTGGCGTAATCGTGCATTTCTGGAATGTGCATATTATTGCCTTTCTTTGATTGCCCGCAAAGCGTTCAGGATGCGGCTTTTAGGTGTGCCGCCCAGTTTGGGCCATGCACCGGTGTCATCGTTCAAAGTGGTGACAGTTCCGCCAATCTCGGTAGTAACCAAATCACTGAGCTTACTCGCTTCGAGCGGCCAGCAGCATCCGTCATTGGGTCCTCTGGCCCCGCAAAGACCCAAAGCGCAGCACCGCCCTTCTTCGTCCCGGTACACTCCGGTAGTCCATCTGCCCTCAGGGATAGCCCCGAACTTCTCAATGAAGTAATCCACGGTGAATTCAGTCTCGGTTTTCATGGTTTATCTTCAGGGCGTTTGTAACGGGTTTGGGATCTTTGGGCGAACGCGGTCCTGGGCAACTTGGTGGATTCGCTTCTCCAACCAGTCTTCCAAGGCTTCATCGCTAGGTTTATGAAGGACGCACTTCCTGACGATATCAACAGACTGACGCCTGGTGATTCCTCTGTTTATGCTGGATGGGTTGCCGTCGGAAGGTGCGTTCTCCAATAACGTAAGTGCTTCCTTACCTGTCATACCCAGACCATGCGCCCATCCAAACCGGCGGTCAAGAATTAACTGCAAACATTTGCAAACTTTCTTCTTGACCTGTTTCCGTTAGCGTGGTTTGGTGTCGCTCGTGAGTAACGGAACAGGCAACAAAAAGGATACGCATGCAAGACTGGATTTACTTAACCTTTGACAGTAAAACAGGGCGTTTACTGGACGACGACGGAGTCAGGTACGTGGAGAAAACCTTTGCTACGCCCGGTGAAGCAGAGAGGTGGCTGGAGGAAAACGAGTGTCGAGCAACACTTATTTAACCATGAGCAAGGAACAAACAAAGAAGATGCTGAGCGCCAGGATTCCAAAAAGCTTGTACAAACGGGTGCAAGCGTTCGTGAAGAAGCACGGGCTGAAGAGGGAGACCTTCGTGAGCGAGGCAGTCGAAGAGAAACTGGACAAAACATCATGACCAACGAATGGCAACCGATGAAGACGGCTCCCAAGACTAGGTCGTTATTACTGCGTCTCTCTGACATCATGGCTGTTAATGGCCAGTGGGATAGAGTAGCGCTTGCATGGAGATTCGACTATGCGTTCTCAGAGAACGCAGAACCTACCCACTGGGCAGAGCTGCCAACCGAACCTAGAGAGCCGTGGGAGATAGCGTGGGATGAACTACCGGAATGCGTAGATCGCGCTAAGAACTTCAAGGCAGCAGGCGGCGCGGTAATGCATAGAAGTACCTTCAGGAACATCTTTCTACTCGGCTGGGCAAGCAAACCAGCATGAAAGCCAGTGATTTCAAAGCAGGAGACCGCGTGGCTTACATTCCAAATCACGCTCATGGCAACTGGCAACACCATGACGTGGAGCATGGCAGGGTTTCATCCGTCAGTGGGAACCTCGTGAATGTCAAATTTGACAAACAGGTCAACAATCGAGGCTGGGATGGCACCACGGCTCGGCCCATTTATTCGAGGGATCTTAAGCTGTTGCATCCCGGAACAAACTCATGACTTTCCAGGCCGGCACGAGCGAACGGAGTAGCAACTGCATGGATGCGGTAACGTGCCGGCCTCTTTGATCTAAAACTGCAACCTGAACTGCAAACCAAATAAATGCAAAATATCAAACAAAAGATAATTGAACTCCTTTGTGAGACACCGGAGACAGCCGTGCCAACCACTGAGCGAATCCCTGACCTTGGCCCGCAACAGATCATGGTCTGTGATCGAGGGTTTGTCTATGTTGGGAAAGCCACGCTGTATGCAGGAGACTTACCATCGGGCGGTTTCTGGAGGCTGGAAAACGCACGCAATATTCGAGTCTGGGGCACAAGCAAAGGGCTGGGTCAACTCAAGGACGGGCCTACCCAAAGCACGAAGCTAGACGATGTAGGCGAGATAGTTATACCGGCTGCGACTGTCAAGGGAATCATCAAATGCACCCGCGTCTGGTAACGCTGGACGGCTACGGCTACGGCGACGGCTACGGCTACGGCTACGGCTACGGCGACGGCTCCGGCTCCGGCTACGGCGACGGCGACGGCTACGGCTACGGCTACGGCGACGGCGACGGCGACGGCTCCGGCTACGGCTACGGCTCCGGCTCCGGCTACGGCTCCGGCTCCGGCTCCGGCTACGGCTACGGCTACGGCGACGGCTACGGCTACGGCGACGGCTCCGGCTAAATCATCATGAAACCACTGCAATCGATAGAAGAACACGACAGAGACTGGCTCATGCGCTGTGGCTGGCTCGTTGGCGGGTTCGGACCTGCTGTTGCTACCGTCCTGCTGGTAAAGCTGCTGATGGCCATCCTGGGGATAACCGCGTGAGCGATAAAGCAGCCAAGCGCAAGTGTCACTACTGCAAGCGGCCAATCCGCAAAGGACTGGAGCCACTTCACAACACAAAGGGTAATCTATTCTGCTCCTCTCGCTGCGCCCAAGGTTACTTGATAGGCCGCAAAGACAAGGACTATTGATCTATGAAAACACTGCTGAAAGCCATGCGGGGAGAGTTGACCGAGAATGAGGGCTGGGAACTGTTGGCGTACTTCGCCATTGCGTGGTTTTGTTTATTGTTTGTGTGCTTCCTGGCAGGTACGGCAGCGCTGCTTCTGACGATGCCGCGTAACTGAAAACTAAATGAAATTATTTGCTTGCATTCGTAAACATGGCGGGTAAGGTGGAGCGCATGAAACCACACGTCATCATTACTGGCAACGTAGTTACGGGTATCGAAGTTCATGGGCCGTTTCCTAACTTGCGGGAAGCAATCACATGGGGGCAAACATCTCTGCATGCGGAAGCTGAATGGCAATTCATCGAATGCACGCCTCCAAAAAACGCCACCAATCCAAAGCCAAGAGAACCCGACCATGAGTAAATCACACATCAGTAACATCGATGAAGCAAAGGAGTGGAGACTGTTCCAGAAATGGTGGAACAATCCTGAAATGAGAAAAGGCACCGCAAGCAAGGAGCAGTCGTGGGAGGCCTGGAAACGCACAGCTAACGAATTAAGCCAAATACATCATGAGCAATACAGAAACAATCACACCGGAATTGGAACCCATCGGTAGCACGAGCGCCCTTGAAGCTGTGCAGCGGGCCGAGATCGACATCCAGATAGCGACCGCCAAGCGGTTCCCTAGGAATCTTTCGAAGGTGAGGTCTGACATGAAGGCTTTCGCTGGATTAGACAAGGAGACCGCCGAAGGCTGCTTCTACAAGATCCCCAGAGGTAATAAGAAGATCGAGGGACCGACTATCCGTCTGGCTGAGATAGCCATTAGCTGCTACATGAACCTTCGCGCGGGCAGTCGCGTGATGCAGGTGGTAAGCGATGGAAAGTCACCCCATGTTGTGATTCAGGCGGTAGCGCACGACCTAGAGAAGAACGTAGCCATCACCATCGAGAAGCGTCGGCGGATTGTTGGCAAGAAATCTAAGCAAGGCAGGATTGATGACGATGACATCAACCTAGCTGCCAACGCTGGATCCGCAATTGCCCTCCGGGATGCCGTCTTCAAAGTCATTCCTATGGCACTCATAAAGCCTGTGTTCGCGCATGCTAGGAAGATTGCTGTAGGAGACCAAGCGACCTTGTCTGAACGGCGGGGGAAGTGCTTGGCATCATTCTCTAAAATGGGCATCGATGAAGACCGTATTCTGCAACATCTCAGTAAACAATCAGCCGAAGATATAGGCCTCGAAGACCTTGGGGACCTCATCGGCATCCACAACGCCATCCGTGATGGGGAAGTGAAGATTGACGATGTGTTCCCCGAGCAGAAGAGCCAAGGCTTTGCCTTCAAGTCAAAGGAGAGAAGGCCCACCACCGGTCCAAAAGAACTCCACGAGCGGGTGTCAGACTTGATGCAAACGACTCCATACGATGAGTCCATGCTGATAGCGATGCTGCAAGGCAAGAAATTGGAAGGCAAGAAATTGGCCGGGGAGCAGGTCACTCAGGTCATAGAACTAAGCGAGGCTACATTGGATTGGGTGCTGAACAATGCCGACGTTGTTACGGGCCAGCTGGCCATCGACGCAAAGGTTAAGCAATGATCAACTTCGAGCCCAACACCGAGGGCGTGTTCTCGATGGAAGAGGAGCCCTACCGCGCTGCCCCGGGGGTGGCGCAGTCGGACTTGAAGATGCTTGCCCAGAGTCCTGCTCATTATCGATGGAACAAGGAGCACCCTACCCCGCCTACGCCCGCCATGGTGCTTGGAACGCTGACCCATACAGCAATCTTGGAGCCGAAAAGAATGGGTGGCGGCCAGCCTCTCTTCCATGTGAAACCAGCCGGCATGAAGTTCTCCACCAAGGAAAGCAGGGCGTGGAGAGACGACCATCAAGACCTGCCCATCATCACCAACGACGAGCTAGACGCCATGTCGGGCATGGCTCGGAGCGTCTGGGATCATCCCTTCGCCAGCGCCATGCTGGAGCGAGGCGAAAGCGAACAGAGCGTCTTTGTGAATCATCCAGGGACTGGCCTGCTACGGAAGTGTCGGATAGACCGAACCACGACTGACGACGAGGGAGCCACCGTCCTGATGGATCTGAAGACGACTGACGACGCCAGCGTGATCGGCTTCCGCCGCACGGCCACCAAGCTACGCTACCACCTGCAAGCCGCCTACTACGTCGATGCGTGGAAAGACCTCATGGGGGAGGAGCCTGGATTCGGATTCATCGCGGTAGAACGCGATCCGCCGTACGCGGTATGTGTTCACCGTGTTTCTCCGCGAGCGCTGGAGGCGGGACGCAGGCGCTACGAACCGCTACTGGAAACCTTCAAGACCTGCAAGGAAGCAGACAACTGGCCCGCCTATTCGGACATGTTCGAGACATTCGATGTGCCCGCGTGGGAAGAACGAGAGGTCGGGATGGACTTAGAACAAGGCAATTGACGCATGAAAACTAAAGCCAACCCTGAATCAAACGTTCAACCAGACCTAGCAAAGTGCGGTGTTGCTGCATGGAACGAATGGCGCGTTGCAAATATAGGTGTGAGGCCCAACCTCAGTGAAGCCGACCTCAGTGAAGCCGACCTCAGTGAAGCCGACCTCAGTGAAGCCGACCTCCGTGAAGCCGACCTCAGTGAAGCCGACCTCCGTGGAGCTATATTCCGCGGTACCTGTATCGACGGCGCGGATATAGGCGACGGACTCAGTGGGCCGGGGCACATTCTGTACTGCCTGACTGATAGACAGTGGGAGATCATCAAATCAGATCTGGCTAAGTAGGCGGAGGGAGCAGGAGAAACGTTATGACTTATAGAGAATTGAAATTAAAAGTGGAGTCCATCGCTAAAGAATACGGAGTTGTTGTTGACGGTCTTCAGGTGGTGGTTGGAGTTGGACCAAAGGCCCCATTACTTTGCAAGCCCGCCACGTTAGTTTCAGCAGCACCTGAATTGGACCGACTGGTCATCAGGGCGGGAGAAACGGTATGAAGGCTAAAACAAATGCTGTTGGCGAGGTCATGCCGAAGAAGACGATGATACTTCGGGTTCACGCCGGGAAAGCTTCTGCCGGTGGATTTAAATATGAGATGTCCAACGCCATCAGCGGTCAGCCGATAGTCCAAAGCAAGAGGACTGGTAAGTGGTTCGTTCTTGGATGGGAGGACATTCTTTCTCTAGCCGTGAAGGCGGGTATCAACAAGAAATGAAAACCCCATGAACGTTGAAGATTATCCACTAAGGAAGGTGGTGAGCCGAAGCTACCACTACCCCGCCAACGTGAAAATTTATGGCGTCTACGGCAGCACGACGCACCACTTGGAGTGTGGTCACTCTGTCGCTGCCAAGAACAGTGCAGGAACCCCGAAGCGCAAGCGGTGCCGGAACTGCTTTTACGCAAGGAGACAAACCCCATGAACGATAGAAATATTATTAGCGTGGTGCGGGCAGAGTTCGAGGAGACACTCGCATCACTGACGGCCCACGGAGAGGGGAGCATACTGGTTACCTCAAAGGAGGCTACTGTGGCAGTCCTTGAAGTGCTTGACCGGATCGCTGCGGCTCAACCCCTTCCGAAGCCATTAGACATAACGGGCGTGGTGCGAAAACTGTTTACGGCTGGAAACGGTGTCGTAGTGGATAGGTTGGTGCAAAGGGGTTCCGAGCGTGACTTGGGAGGATGGAGCGAACCAGCTATGGCTCGATTCATTCAGCAAGAGCTGGAATCTGCGCGGTCTGCGCCTACAAGGAGAACAGAAAACCCATGAGTGATTCAAAATTAGACCCGTGTAACGAGGCGTTCGAGGCGTCACTGGTGAACCCTATAGTATCTGATGATTGCCCTGATCCACCGGAGGAAGCACGGCGGCATTGGGCCGTTGCGTGGCACGCCGCTCTGGAGTGGAAATCGAAGCAGGAAACCCCTCCCTGTAGCGGTCTAAACATAACGGGTGTAGTGCGAAGGCTGCTTCGGCAGGTGCTGGCCTGCGGAGTGGTGCCGGACGGGTCTAGGGCGCTTATCGTCTATCAGCCCCTGGCTGAGGAGATACGGGTGGCGCTCGAGCGGTTAGAGAAAGAAGCCGCGGAGGGGGCAAGCAATCCAGACCCCAGCGACTGCGACACCAAGGGCGATCATGTCTACGAGCAAGGGCAGTGCACAGGATGCGCCCGCACTAGGGAGGAGATTGAGAATGAGGAGAAGCAACCGGATGTACCGGCCATCTTCAGTAAGCTGAAAGAGTTGTTTACTGAGCGCATGACCCACTATGGCAGCCTTCCTGCCAGGACTGGAGTAAACCACGCAGAGGCGTTCGATGAGGCTATTTGCATACTCAGGAATGCCAACCACGACCACCATGAGACGAACCAGAGCTGAGATTGACGCGCTTCCAAATGACCCTGTTTTGCGCTATCGCGTGCGGGTTCATAGAGTCACGCTGCGGCATAATATCATGACTACCGCAATGATGCTGGGCGTTCCAGCTAAAGTGGTAAAGCAGATCAGCGCCGAAGTCTGCCCTGATCAGAAGGCGCTCAGCAAACTCAAAAGGTTAGGAATTGGCAATGAGAACAACAAACCAGGCAACTGATTCACTCCTGGAAGCGACTAAGAACCTGTGCGTGGAGGCTAAGAACGCAGAAGCTTTACTCTCTGCTCGACGGTTATCGGATGCTCTCGAAGCTGCTCGTCAGGACGTGGAGCAGTGGTTGGACAAACCGGCTTTCGACCCCAAGCCGTCCGCAAGCTTGCTCTGCCGTGAAGTTCGGAAGATGCTGGGCTTGATGGAGAAGTTCAACTTGAGAAGAGAGGATCATGAAGACATGCTGACCGACTCGCTGAAGTTCGTTGAGCAGTGGTCGCAGAAACCAGCCAAGGAGGGCAAGGACTGATGGTAACCTACAGCGAAGAGGACGTAAGACGATTCACTGAACAGCAGAACCGGAACAGAGCTATAGCGATTGGAGAGAAGCCCGCGCACATACCCGCTGACGCCGTCGAGGCCGGCCAGGAAGTGTCCGTGCTGCACAAAGCTATCAAAGACCTGTGCGTCTCCCTTGGCTGGCAATACTTTTACAACCAGCCGCACAAGCGCAGCACGGCAACCAAGGGTCAGCCTGATTTCATCATCGCCGCCAGTCGCGGTCGCACTTATTACGTAGAGGCAAAGGCTGGCACCGGTCGTCTCAGCGAGGATCAACAGTGCGTGAAAGAGCAGTTGGAAGCCAATGGGCACATACTTCACGTCGTTCGCAGCATGTCCGAATTCAAGGAGTTGATATGAGTGATTCCATTAAGCGAATCGGCCAACTCATCAGAACTCAGGACAACCGCATTACAGCCGATCCAATGTTCTGCGTTCAGGAGGAGATCACCACATATGGGTTCGACCCGAACTATGCGGACGGTGAGACAGTATGGGTTGACCCGAGTAACGATTTTCTGGAGGTCTCCACTTCTGAGTTCGATGTCGATAACCCCGGCGACCTGATCGAAACAGCGAAGCAAACTCGCTGGGAGACCGTCATGATCACGTTCACCGAAGAGGGCTGCAAGGAATACATCCGGCTCAACGGACACAACCACCGAGGCAAGACCAGGATCTACGTTGAGTCATACCGCCGCTGCCCCGAGATGATCGCGATCCGAAAGTTCCTGATCAAGAAGGCAGAGGAATTGAACGAGCTGGGGCAGGGGGATTGAGATGAGCGCGACCATTCAAACAATAATCACCTGTGATGGCGGGCTATCCTGTTGCCTAGGAAATGACTGGAGCGCTGATAGCTACATGTACACCGCAAAGGAGCAGCGAAAGCGAGCAAAGGAGAACCTGAGATGGAGGTTTATTGGCGGCAAGGATTTCTGCCCGGCTTGCTTCAAGCGGTTGAAAGAGATCGAAAAGGAACACCAACAAACTCCTTGACCTGCCCGCGAGAAGAGCCTAAACGTTGACCTAGCTTTTGGTAGAAGCCATGAACTTAACAGACCAATCCATTTTGAGCTTCGCCTCCGCCCGAAAGGGAACAGACCTCGTTGAGTTCACTGTTTACCACGGGGGCGGGGTTCGCTTTACCCCTAGTCCGAACGGCGGACAGGTTCGCTCCATACCTGGGTCAGGGGCGCGCGTGCCGGTGCGCGAATTCACCGGATCACTTTTGCATGCGATGAACCCAAAGGAAATTAAACTACCAAACGGCACGGTCCGTTGCAAAACAGTGGCTCTGAAAGATGGAGGGTTCCTTCACGTTGACCGAATAATGATCCCACTTGTCGTGCCTGCGAGGCAAAACAAGCCGCAGAAGCCAGTGCCGCGCAGAACGGTAGCCAGGAGAGCCCCATGAAAACAGAACGCTACAGCGAATTGATGACTGGTGACGAAATCCCATTGACGCCTGATGAAATGGCGGCTGGCTGGCACTGGTGTCCAGAATTCGACGATATGATGCTGGGACCTGGCATGAGCGAAATCCACGTCTGCATGTGCCACACGCCGCAGATTGACAGAGCCAGAAAGGCCACGCCCGAGCCTGACTTGGAGAATCCTGTTTGGACACTGCCAGCAACTGAGCCTCCGTTTTGAAAACTCCATACCTCAAGTTCTACGTGTGTGATTTAGTCCGCACCTGCATTTTTGCTGCCTCACTTGAGGTGGAAGAAATGCAGGTGCCGTGTCCAAGACACGCTTTTCCGTGATTAAGCCGTGACAGTCACGTGACGTACCGTTATTGTAACGCCATGTTCGCGAAAATATTCAAGCAGATGTATCACTCCTCAATCGCGGAGCACTACAAAACCCGCGTGGTGTTCATGGACATGCTGGTATTAGCTGATCAAGAGGGGGTTGTGGACATGACGCCAGAGAGCATCAGCGCGATTACCAGGGCACCCCTAGAAGACGTTACTGAGGCTCTAAAGATCCTTTCCTCACCCGATCCGGCCAGTCGTTCCATGGCACACGAAGGCCGAAGAATCAAGCTCATCGACTCTCAGAGATTGTGGGGTTGGGCCATTGTTAACTACAAGAAATACAGGAACATACGTAGTTCGGACTTGCTTCGAGAATCCAACAGAATCAGGCAGCAGCGGAAGCGTGACAAAGCGAGGTCGTCACGTGATGTCACGGTACGTCACGCGAAGTCACGACAAGTAGAAGCAAAGGCAGAAGGAGATACAGGTACCAAGAAGACCCCCCGTACCCCCCGTGGGGGTTTCGCTCCTCCTTCGATTGAGGAAGTGAAACTAGCTGCCGCCAAAATAGGCCTGCCCGACACCGAAGCAGTCAAATTCCACGCCCACTACGAGTCAAACGGCTGGCGGGTAGGCAAAAACCCCATGAAATTATGGATGGCAGCCCTTACCGGCTGGAAGCTGAGAGCTAATGAAAACGGCACAAAAACTGGTAACAAACGTTCTGGAGCAAATGAAGGCGTCGTCGGGGAGCACAAAAACCCCTACGCCATCCCAAACGCAGGCGATGAAAAACGCTCCTGAGTTCGTCCATGACTTCGAGACCTTTGGCGACAATGGCCTGTCCCAGCTCCTGGAGGCTGCTCAGCGCTTCGCAGCCGATATCTGGCAGGGGAGGGCCGAAGTCGTCTACCGACGCGGTGAGCACCACAGCAAGCCGGGCAGGTGGCTAACGCTGCTTGGCAACAATGGGAACGGCAAAACGCATCTGATCAAGCGGCTGTTCCGTTACGCCAGGCGCCATTGCGAGGCGTTCAGGTGTCCCGTGACTACGGCAGTGCTCGGCCGGAGTTGCGTTTATCGTGATTGGCGCAAATTGCTCCCGGAGATTTACGAGGGCTCGTTCGGGCAGCTGGAGAACCACCGTAAGGCGTGGCTGGTCGCCATTGACGACCTATGGGCGGCTCCGGATCGTAGTGCCCTGGGTGAATCGATCATCAACGCGCTCGCCACACGGGAGGACAAATGGACCCTGATCACCTCAAACAAGAGCCTCGAATGGATCGGACAGCACGACAAAAGGCTGGCTACCCGCATGAATCGATACGGCGAGGTGGTCCAGATCGATACAACCGATTTCAGCCTCAGGAAGGAAAAAGTATGAGTGATGAAAACCTTGAAGCTTTCAACCGATGGAAGCTGCGAAATCTAAGGGAACTGGAGCAAATTGATGACCCCGGATTAGCGGCGTGGAATGGTTGGAATGCACGATGGCATTATGAGTCTGCCGACCGGAACACCGAGCCACCTGAAACGCCTTCCTCTCCCCCATCAGACATCAAGGCCGCAGTGCGAAAGCTGATGGAGACGGATTTGGCCTGCGTTACCGGACAGGACGACATTTCTACAGGCATCAGACTTGGCATCAAGCGGTCAATCCAACTGGTTAAGGACGTAGACAGCGGGACGCTCACGAGCGGGGGTGTAACGTGTTGAGCAAGGGGAAGCCATGATGAAACTCACCTCAGAACAGGAAGCTTGGCTGGACCGTCAGCTAGCCAAAAATCCTTTTATAGTTCTGGACTATGGCCAGTCTCATTCATGGCCGCAGGGCTCTAAGAAGCGGGGATACGCAGCGGAGCCGGGCACAGGACCAGCTGATGAGACGTGCAAGACTTGTAGGCACATCGCCTTGAACTTCCTGTCCAAGAAATACTACAAATGCAGGTTGATGCGGTCGATTTGGACAGGTGGCCCCAAAACCGACATCCTCGTTACAGCACCTGCCTGCTCCAAGTGGGAAGACAAAAGCACTGAAACCGTTAAGCAGAGGGTTGAATCATGACTGTGAAAAACCAACCACAAGAAAGGAAACGATGAGTAAAGTGATAGAGATTAAACGCAAAGGCGTGAGCGCAGTAGCCCAGCTGAAGGGCTATGCGGGTGTATCTGGCATGGGATGCACGGTCAACGAAGCTATCGGAGAGCTGGTCAGCCTGCACCCAGAGAAGGTCGGCATCGAGATTAAGGACAACCGCCAGCCCACCCCGTTACAGCCAAAGCAAGTCAAGGCGCCAATTCCAGACAGCGAGTCAGCTAAGACAGCATGACTGAGAACGCGACAACACCAGAAGCTGAAGCCGTCAAGGGCTATATGAGAGATCGCACTAGCTTCATAGCCTATCAATTGGATTGCGTCTCGCCAACCAAGACCAAGCAGTTGCAGGATAAGATCGACTGGATCGATGGCCAAGTCCGAAAGGTGGTCCATGCCCTTAATCCAGCGTACATATGCTCGCCAAAACAAAGCTCCAAGGACACGGAGCAAGCATACCGAAACCGTGAGCGAAGAACGTTCAGTATAAAAGACTTGTCGCCACCGGGTCTGCTCATTCTACCTGAGAAGGGATCAGTCATTCAAACAGTCGAACATGATGAAGGGGACGGAGGCTTCTGCCATACGTGGATTATTGACTCCTCAAGAAAGCTGCCCAATGGCCTTATCGAGGTCTCAGCCCATCCTTATTTAGACCAGGAGGAAAGCAAGTGTTAGGTTCACTCCTTCATCCTGCCATGTTGGCACGAAACCCATTCAAAACCGCGTGCTCGCAGGATGGCCGCTATGGCGTTTCAGAAGTTGGACCATTGACGCCCCTTGGCCCCATCATCGGGACACCATGAGAGCAAACGTGAAGCTATTACGGTTAGGGAGTCTCCTTAGTGATAAAAAGCCGGCGAATGTTTCCGTGGAGATCGGAAGAGCACACGTCTGAACTCCAGTCACGGTAGCATCTCGTATGCCGTCTTC